TTAGATGAGTTCAATGCCAAAGTTGAAGCAACTAAAAAATCATTCAAAGAATGGGAAGAAGAAAATGGCGAAGCAATGGCAGAGGGCACCACTACAGAATCATTCTTAGATGAAGTAGAAAAAGTAGAAAAAGAAAGTTCTGCACCTGTTATATCAAAGGCACAAGTCAATGAAGAACAGGCTGAAAACATAGTCGCAGACGAAGTTGATGTAGTCGAAGAAGAAGAGTATGAAGAAATAGTCATTCCGTCTAGAACAGAGTTAAACAGAATGAAGAAAAATCAAATCAATGAACTAGCAAAAGACTTTGAGTTTTCAGTTAAAATGACAGATACAAAAGCAGTAATGATAGATGATTTCTTATCACAAGTAGATGAATACATTGCTGATTTACAAGAGAGTGGTGATTTTGTCTCCGCTACAACTGATGATGAAGATGGCGATACCGACAATACAAAAGATGGAGGTTACTTCTCTTAGTAAAATTACTAAAGAGGGTGATCTTTACAGAGTTCCTATATCAGATAAACTTTGCACAATCTTAGGAACTCGATACGCAGAGATACCTCTACAGATTTACAAAACAGGAAGTAAACTTGCATTATCATTATTATCATTACCTTATGAAAAGGTATGTGATGTCGACTTACACTGGTATAATATGAACAGAAGTCCAAGATCACCAGAGAGAGTCGATGAAGACCCACAATACTTTACAGTGTCAAAAGGTGTATTTGATGAGGGTGAATACACCATGACACTCATACAACAAACAGAAGAATTAGAACGACATATCTTGTGTGAAAAACAACACTCATGGTCCGAATACTATAAATAATACTATGTCAGATACAAATATAGAATACAATGATTTTGGTTTTACCGCTATGGATGCCGATGAGTTGGCATCTGTTGACACAAAGATAGTTGAAACAACTACGACCGCAAAAGCAGTTATCGATAAACTCGATAACTTCATTCGTCCTCTTTTAGAGAATCTTGCTAAAGATTCTGATAAAGATTATATCTACTGGCCTAACAGATTAGATATTCTCACAAAGAAACTAAAAGAACTAGACGACATTCAAAAAAATATCGTATAAACCACTTTACTATGACTTTCATTTTTTGATAGAATACTATCAATGTTAACTATTGGAGAAAAGAAATGTCAAATTTTTCTTATTACGATGATTCGCCTGAGGTGAAGAAACTCGTAGAAATCGGTCGCAACATGATACGGTTGTGTGAAGAAAATAAATTGTTTCCTAAAGATGACCATCTTTGGAACTGTGCCGTTGTGGCAGGTAATAAACTTACAACTGTAGGTACCACATGGGCGAGAGTTAAAACTGTAGGTGATCTTACACAAGACGAACGAAAGGCAGTATTAGGTTATCTTGAATATGTTAAGGCTTGACAATGACTATCACTTTTTGTTACCATATTAATGATGAGAAAAGGAGATAACATGAAAAACTTAAATGAGTTATGTAATGAGTTATGTGAGACTCTAACAGAGTCAATGCATACTAGGTGGAAACACACAATAGGTAAGACTTACTTTAGTTATAAAGTTGGTCAAAAATACATCAAGATTATCAGTAATGATAATGACGGCCTCAACACTTCTGTTTGGGGTTTTATTAACAAAAGTAACCCTAATTTTGAAGAAGGCGACATTCTAAAAGCCGCTGGTTGGGCTACACCTGCTTTAAACAAAGCAAGAGGTAACCTTTTCAATTTAGATATTAAAACTTATGTAAACCCTAATTCTATGAGAATTTATGGTCCAGATTATTTGAGGTAATTATGAACGAGATAACATTAGACGATTTAAAATCTTTTGAGGCTGATAGAGTCGAAGAAGAGAAAGAAGCTGCCAAAAGAGCAGAGAAAAACGAGTGTGTTTGTGGCACCATAAACTGTGCTACTGAATATTCTTGTGTCACAAGTGGGTATTAATATGATAAACTTATATGATAATAAGTATGCAAACTTACCGATGAGTGAGAGAGAGAATCCTATTGTATTAAAGTTCTTGAAGAATAATCCTTCAAGAGTTAGATACAGAGGTAAATCTATACCTGGTATTTACAATAGACCAGCATCTCATTGTATTCGACAGTTCGCTACAACATTTACGATCTATCCTAGATAGAGAAAACTAACTTGACTAAGAGGAGGTCATAGTGTATTATAGGACTAAAAAACAAGTCGTGAGAATCAGATACTTTTATTTTATACTAGGCGCAATATTAGGCCTATCAGTTGGCGTGATGTCACAAAAACTATCAGCATTTGACGAGAACGGAGAAGTAGTATGTCTTGCAAAAAACATTTACTTCGAGGCAGGTAATCAACCACTTGCAGGTAAAGTTGCAGTTGCACAAGTTGTTATGAATCGTATAGAACATAGCGATTATGGTGATACTGTTTGTAATGTTGTCTATCAGGCAAAATGGTTTACAAACTGGAAAGGCAACGAAATGCCTGTAAAAAATCAATGTCAGTTTAGTTGGTTCTGTGATGGCAAATCAGACGAACCTTTAGATACTAAAACATGGTTTGCATCATATCAAATTGCATCAGATGTTATCATGGGTAAATATCCAGATATCACAGGTGGTGCCACACATTATCATGCAGACACAATACTTCCATATTGGGCAGATTCACTGAACGAAACTGTGCATATTAACAATCACATATTTTATAAATGAACATATTTGTATTAGATAAAGACCCTAGAGTAGCAGCTAGAATGTTATGTGACAAGCATGTGCCTAAAATGATTGTCGAGTCTGCACAAATGTTATCAACTGCACATCGATTATTAGATGGCACACCTGAGAAAAGACCATCAAGGTCAGGTAAAACAATTCAAACTTACTATTCATTCGGCGATGAACGAGATAATTTCTATTATCTGGCAGTTCATAAATACCATCCATGCACAACATGGACTATGCAATCAAAAGCAAACTATGAATGGCATTACGAACACTTCCACGAAATGGCATTAGAGTATCAGTTTCGTAGAGGCAGAATACATGAGACATTTAGAAAGATAGGCATACTACTGGCACAACCACCAAAGAATATTCCTGACGGTGATCTTACAGAGTTTGCACAAGCAATGTCACATTATCCTGACTGTATTGTAGAAGGCGATGCAGTCAAAGCCTATAGAAACTACTATCATATGGCAAAACCATTTGCAAAGTGGGAGTGGAAAAGACCTGCGCCAGATTGGTGGCAAGGTTATCAAGGAGTAGCATGAGAATATTAGTAGATAATTACGGCGATGTTAGAATCTTTAAAGATAGATCACTATTCGGCGTGCCTAGATATATTGTAGAATGGCAAGATGGTTCAACACAACTTTTCAGTGCTATTTGGTATAGTGAAAAGAAAGTGAGAGAAATAGTAGAATGCCAACTTACGAATTCCTAAACAAAGAGACAGGTGATTTTGAAGAACACTTCATGTCTTACAAAGACTTAGACAAGTTCAAAGAAAATAATCCACATTTATTACAACAAATATCTGCACCACAAATTATTGGTGGTCATGGTGATAGAGTTAAAACTGATGCAGGTTTTAAAGAAGTGTTGGCAAAAATAGGTGAAGGACATCCAGGTTCTAAACTCAATCAAAGTAAATCAATCAAGGACATTAAAACAAAAGAAGTTGTTAAGAAACACATTGCATTGCAGAACAAAAAATAGTATAATACATTATGACAAAATTGAAGACTAATCTTTTAGAACTTACAGATTTAGAAAACATACAACTTAAAACAGTCAATCACGAGGGCAAAAGATATTATCTCGGTGAAGATGATATGAAATATCCTAGTGTGACTACAGTTGTTGGTCTACAATCTAGAGAACATATTAAATTATGGCGAAAAAAAGTTGGTGAAGAAACTGCAAATAAAATTACAAAGAGGGCAACAAAACGAGGCACCTCATTTCATCAACATGTCGAAGATTATCTCAGAAAAGAAAAAGATTTTATAGAGTTTGATAACATATTACAAGAACAGATGTTCAAATCTGTTCAACCAGTTTTAGATGATATTATACCCATTGCCTTAGAAGCACCTTTGTATTCACATCAATTACAAATGGCAGGTCGAGTAGACTGCATCGGTATATCTAACGATAGACTTTCAATCATAGATTTTAAATCTAGTTCAAAACCAAAAAAAGATTACATGGCTAAACCTTGGTATTTACAAATGACTGCATATGCAATTATGGTTGAAGAACTTACAGGACACCCAATAGATGAGATATGTGCCATAGTGGCAGTAGAAGGACTTAATACATTTCAAATGTTTCTATCAGACCCTACACAACATGTAGAAGAACTTTACAGTTTAAGACAACAATATAGAAACTTATACGGCGTATGATACACATTTACGATAACGATAAACAGATGATTGCGATTGTGCATGACTTCATATCAGTAGATGAGTGTGAAGAAATACTTGCATACTCTTGGCAAAATATGGAAAGATCGTCCGTTGCAAGTAAAGATGGCAAAGGTGAGATACACAACGGAAGAACAGGCTCAAATACATGGTTGGCTCATGATGCATCACCTGTAATAAAAGGTGTTGCAGATCGTATATCACAAATGGTAAGAATGCCGTTAGACAATGCAGAGCCGTTTCAAGTTGTGCATTATACAGAGAATCAAGAATACGATTATCACTATGATAGTTTTGATGAGAATGACGAGGGTTATAATGAGGAGTATACTAACAATGGTGGTCAAAGACTGATTACTGTTTTAGGATATTTAAGAGATGTGCCGAAAGGAGGTGAAACTGGTTTTAATCATCTAGGTGTTAACATTCAACCTAGACGAGGCAGTATCATCGTATGGTGGAATGTTGAACAAGATACAACAAAGAGAGAAATAAAATCTCAACATGCAGGTCTTCCTGTATTAGAGGGAGAGAAGTATGCTTTCAATTTGTGGTTTAGAGAAAGAGAGTTTAAAAAATGATAACAAGAAAAGAGTTTACAGAACAAGTTGAAAGACTTATAATAGGTAATAGAACAGATGTAATGAGTGCAATACTTAAAGTCTGCGAAGTTAATAATGTAGAACCTGAGGGTGCCAAAAGATTACTATCGGTACCTTTGAGAGAAAAACTAGAGGCAGAAGCTGAAAGTTTAAAATTAATTAATCGTCAAAAGGCCAGTAGAGGTTCTTTGACAACTTTTATGAGTAAGGAGTAAATATGAAAGAAGGAGATATAGTATCAGTAATCACCATGAGTGGTGAGTATATTGGTAAATTAGTTTCTAATAGACACGATTGTGTTGAGTTAGCAGACCCTAGAATTATCGTGAATACACCAGAAGGCAAAATGGGTTTTGCTAAAGGTATCTGTGTCACAGGTTGTGTAAACCCTACAAGTGTGACAATACAGAATTATGTATTCATGACAGAAACAAATGATGATATCGTGACGGCATATAATACGGCAGTTAGTGGTATCGTATCACCAAAAAAGAAAAAGATTATAGTAAATAAGTAATGTCGAGTCGAGAGGGATATGATAGTTATCAATTGTATCTTGCGATGAAGTTGCATTTCAATAGTGAGAACTATAACTTTGTGCAATATAATGGTCATGTAAAGGCAGACTTGTCTTCATTCATGAAACGAAAAGACAAGTTTCACTTTGCTAAACTGGCAAGAAAATACAAAGATAAACTCATAGACTTCTACATTGCAAACTTATCACAAGGTGATTATTGGGCAGGTGAACTTCTTGAACGAGAGGCTGAAGAGAGATATACAGAGTGGCGAAAGAGAAGACAAAAACTATCACACATGTTTGAACAAGAAGTAAAAGAATTATTAGAAAAGAAAACTATACAAGAAGTTCTAACTGTTTACAAAGGTCAACACCCATATTTACTCAAACAATTTTTAGGTAAAAAAATATCTCTCGAAACAATGTGTATACTAGATGAGATTACAAACTATAGTCTGAATTGGAAAAAACTTATATCAGAAAACATTGTATATCCAGGTGTGCATCATAGAATAGACAAATACAAATCATTCTTATCATATGATCAGAAGAAATACAAAATGAAATTAATAGAACTATGCTCTACTTAGTAGGAAACGGACCGAGTCGTAAAGACTTAGATTTAGAAACACTAGACAACTGGTGGGGAATGAATATGGTTTACAGAGACCATACACCTGATTTATTATTTGTGCAAGATGTCGCCCCACAAAACGAAATGATTACAGACCAATACTACAAGAAACACCCTGTTTGTGTCGGCGAATGGAACGAACTGCCTATGGAAATGTTCGACATCATGAAACACGGATTACCAGGTGAAGTGATTGAAAATCGAGTCGAGGGGGACGATAGATTTGTAGTGCAAGGGGAAGACTATCGAGGCGAAGGACAGAGAACTTATATGATTGGATATTCCTCTGCGGAGGCAAACAACATAGTTATATATACAAATGAATTGCTCAAGAACACTTTTTGTGGCATCTATGCATTAGGTTATGCAGTGCATCATGGCCATAAGAAGATATGTCTTGCAGGTTATGATTCATTACAATACGGTGATCTACAGAACATTTATGGACCTGATGATTGTTATACTTATAATAAGGTATATACAGAAGAGAATTCAGGTGTCGGAAGACCACAACAGGCACAATTTGTCGCACTGTTGGAACACATAAATAAGGATTATCCAGATGTAGAGTTATATTTTAAAAACTCTATTGACGGATTCGATAAAATCGAATATACTGATATAGTATCTCGATTAAATATCGAAGATAGGTGGATTCTTGGCACGGCGTGCTTTGAATCTGAACTTTAATAAGATGCGATACAATGCAAATACAATGCGATACAATGCTATAAGGAGTATAATACAATGTCTACATCTTTAGATAAATTAAGGCAGGCAATGGAGTCTGCATCACCTAGTCAAGGTGAGAAAAAATCCTACGATGATGATAAATATTGGAAACCAGAACTTGATAAATCAGGTAATGGTTATGCAATAGTTAGATTCTTACCAACACCAGAAAACGAAGAGATGCCATGGGTGTCTTACTTCGACCATGGTTTCCAAGGACCTGGCGGTTGGTATATCGAGAAGTCTTTAACGACTCTTGGTAAAAATGATCCTGTTAGTGAATACAACACTCAGTTGTGGAACACTAACATCGAAGCAAACAGAGAACAGGCTCGTAAACAGAAGCGTAGACTTCATTATGTGTCTAACATCTATGTTGTTTCAGACCCTAAACATCCCGAGAATGAAGGAAAGGTATTCATGTACCGATATGGTAAGAAAATCTTTGAAATGTTGAAAGAGGCAATCTCACCAGCATTTGAAGACGAAGCTGCCATAAATCCTTTTGATCTTAGAGGCGAGGGTGCAAACTTTAAAATTAAAATCAGAAAGGTCGATGGTTATTGGAACTATGACAAGTCTGAGTTTGATAGTCCTGCACCACTTTTTGAAGATGAAAATCAGCTGAATGATATATATACTACGCTGAATCCTTTATCTTCGATTATTGCACCAGACCAGTTCAAGTCATATGACGAACTGAAAACTAAACTCGATAGAGTATTAGGTTTATCTGGTGAGGTAAGCACATCTACTGCTGAGTCAGTTGCAGAAGACCTTGAAGAAGTGCCTTGGTCTGGCGTAAATACTGATGCAGTGGCAGAAGAACCTGTAATCGCATCAGCAGAATCTTCCACAGTTGGTGATTCAGAGGGAGACGAAGCGATGGATTACTTTAAGAAACTTGCTACTGAGTAAGTTTCATTAGGGAGTTGTAGTATATAATATGTGTCCGTGTTTTGCTACAACTGACTATGACCGTGGATATGGGGGTATCATAGTAGGGGAAAAGATAACAAGAACTGATGCGGTGTTATCTGGTGTAGAGCGAGGTTGCTATAAGAGTATGGGGCGACTACACACTTAATAATTAAATTATGACACAAGTGAAACCAAGAATGAATCCTAAAACGAGACAAGTCGAATCTTTCGATCGTATGTTGCGTAGATTTAAAAAGGCATGTGATAGAAAAGGTATTGTCAAAGAATGTAGAGATAGAGAATACTTTGAAAAACCTGCAATGAAAAGAAATCAACGCAATCAAGCAATCAAAAGAAAGAAAAAACTTGCACTTCGTAAAGCGGAAATGAATTCGTATAGAAGAAGATAATGAGAAGTAAAAGAGAAAAGCGTATAATTAGAAGACGCCTGTTGTCAGTTTTATTGGCGTTAGGATTCATCTTAGGAGCGCTTTATATCTTTGTGACATATCAACCACCATTGAAAAACTATTACGATGCTCCTATCGAAAAGGACGATGGCACTCGTTATGGGTAAGGGAAGTAAACGAAGACCTCAAATCGTATCAGACGATAAATTTCAAGAGGCATGGGACAATATCTTTCCTAGAAAAAAAACACCACCACATGCAACTACTCAGGTGCATAAAGATAAAACAAAAATAATTCCAAGAAAAGCTAAACACAAATAGCATAAATAAGGGTATGGCAGATGATACCCAAGAAAATCTCGATATATTAAGTAGATTAATACAAGAAACTCC